CGTGACCCGCGACACCCGGGGCTGTACTTCCGTTTCACAGAGACTCGTCCGCGTGGAACCTGGAGCCTGGTAGTGCGCAAGAAGTGGAACAAGATCGGCGCGTATCCCGACTTGTCGGCCAAGGCGGTGCTGGCCGCGCTGCCAGATCTGCGCATGCGACTCAGCGTTGATCCGGAAGCGGGTGCCGCCGTATCGCCGTGGAAAACGCTTGGAGAGCTGCTGACGTGGTACGGCGACCGCATGAGCCGCGACCGCAACCTCTCCGACAAGCGCAAGGCCACGGGTAAATCAGCCATCGCCTGCCACCTCATCCCGCGCGTGGGTGATTTGGCGCTGGCCGATGTCCGCCACGGCACCCTCGACACCCAAATGATGTGGCCGCTGCAGGAGACCCTGTCGCTGGAGTTTGTTCGGCTGATCTTCGGCCTACTGGTGGTCGCCTGTCGACAGGCACACACGCTGGGCCTGATTCCGACCAACCCGATGACGGGTATCAAGTTCAGCGACTTCTCCAAGACCAAGATCAAGGCCAAGCCAGCGCGCCTTCGCGGCGTACAGGTTGAGGGTTTGCTCGCGCAGTTGCAGGATCTGTTCGAGATTGACCCACAGCCGGCCATGCTCGCCCTGATGATGCTGTGCCACGGCACCCGTATCGGGGAGACGCGCAAAGCCCAGTGGTCACACATCAGCCTGGCCGAACGCACCTGGTATCTGCCGGTGGGCAACACCAAGACTCGCGTCGAGCACTCGCTCCCACTGACTGACCAAGTTTGCAGCCTTCTAATCCGGTACCGCGCGGCGCAACAGGCGAGTCATTACGACGGCGATTGCCTGTTTCGCTCCCACAGTGGAAAGGGCATGAGCGAAGGCCAGGCCAGTGCCGTGTTCACCGGGTTAGGGAAGGGCGAGTGGAGCAGTCACGATCTACGCAAGTTGGCCAGGACCGGCTGGGCTGACCTCGGGATCGACTTCCTGATCGGCGAGATGCTGATCAACCATGCCATGGGCCACAACGTGCAGGCTTACATCCATACCACTGTTGAAGAGCGCAAGCGTGCAGCCCTTGAACTGTGGCACGGCCATTTAGACGGTAAGGGGTTTTCCCTGATTCACGGGTTGAAGGGCGGTAGAAACGAAAATTCGGGTAATCCGCCGCAAGCCGCAGAGCATAAGGCCTGCGAGGCCAATCAAAAATCAACCATAGGCGAGGTTTAAAAATGATGATTCTGCTCGATAAGGCATCCGGCCTCGCCGTGAATCCAGCCGAAGTCAGCTCGATGCGGTACGAGGATTGGAATGGCGGTAAGCACCTGGTGCTGACCATGCAAACCGGCAAGGAGCTTTCCGTGCAGCACTGGCCTTATGGCGATGGCCCAAACGTCTACCGCCTGCACGAGCAACTGCTGGAGGCTCAATGAAGAAGCTCCACGGATCACTCCAGAAGCGCGAGCTGAAGTTCATCGTCGAATGCAACGTCTGCCTCGGTAAGGGCCAGCGGCTCGGGCTTTTCCACTATCTCGAGTGCGATCACTCCTTGGGCTCTGGCTGGGTATGCGGCCACACCCTCCAGAATCTGCCGTTGAGCGACGTTGTACCGGTACTCAATGCGCGCTTGAAGGACGCGCTCACCGAGATCGCTCGCGCCCGCCATGTTATTGGGGGTGCCCAGGAGCAATACGAACAGAACAACCGCCGCGGCGCCGGCGGATCGAACTTCACCGGCGATTGATTGCTGGTCATTATTTTTGTTGGGGGAGAAATCACATGAAACTGATCGGAGCACGCCAAGCCTGGACCGACTCGCAGCATGAGTCGAACGCGTCAATTTCCGCGGTGGCCATTGATTCGGCTAAGTCAGCTACCGTAGCCAGAAGAGCGAGAGCTCGCCAACACGAAGTGGTCTTTGCCGCGATGGGTGAGGATAAGGAAGAGCGCATCAAGGTCGCTCGCCAGAAAATCAGCATCAGCGAAACCCGCCGTACACCGATCGGGCGATCTACTGCCCGTGCCGCGCACCTGACCATGATGGGCAAAATTCAGCGCGCCATTGGCACGTTACCTTTTCAGGTACAGCAGTTTGGGCACTTCCTTTACCACCCATGCATGACCATGCAGCACGTAATGAATGCCGTGCTGTTGATCACCGCCAAGGCGCAGTTGCCCGACCTAACCTCGGCGAAGCGCGTGAAGGCGCAATATCTGGTGACGTTGGCATTGCAGTCGTACAAAGCTGAGGTCACCGGGGCTGCGGAGTGGGGGCCCGCTCGGGTCGCTGCTGAAATGAATGCGTTCTTCGGCGTATCGATTGAGCCCAAGCACTGGAATCGTGATTGGCTGGACTTGTGGGAATCGCTGAAAGCGGTAATTAAAGAAGTGGATATTGAGGCACAGTCGCCTGTCTGGCAGTTGATTCACTCGGAAAAAGAAGAATCAGTAGCGTAATCTGTTGACATGGTGGGGATTTGAAGTTAATTTTCCCATAGTGCGCAACGTACCTCCAACGCACACCACTTCTAGAACCCGGCCATTGAGCCGGGTTCTATCATTATGGGGCGCGACAAAAGACATTTTTATATCGCCACTGTATTGACATCACGGCGGGCCTTGGTTGAGAGTAAGGAAAATTAAATTGGATCCACTCATGATCAAGGCTATCGGACTCGCTCTAACTCTTTTTGCTACCTCCGCACTCGCGGCCGACATGACCGATAAGGTCATGCTTTCTGAAGTACACGTGTCAAATAAGGCATTTTTTCCGGCCGTCGAGGGAGTTGCTAAGAACAATACTGGAGTGACCCTGGAGAATTTGTTTATAACGTTCAAGCTCTACAATGATGCGGGGGAAGTGGTTGGTAGCGCCCTAGCTCGAGGTAAAGACGTTGAGCCTGGCGAGTCATGGCGGTTCTCCACGCCCACTACGATTAAGTTCACTAAGGCAAAGCTTTCAAAGATTGAGATTTACTGATTGGAAAGCCCAACCATCGTGTTGGGCTTTTTTTTGGACTCGTTAAATCTGCTCGCTCTGGCGAAGATGTTGGCCTTTGGCTACTATCCTAGAAATTGAGTGTTTCTATGCAGGGATGATGAGCGCGATGAGTGATCAAGATGGCTGGCACAGAGATTCAAAAGGGAATGAGCATTTTTACTCTCATGATGCCGAATGGGCTGATAGAGACATGCGCCAAAAGCAAGCAGCGCGCACCTCATCCTCTAACAGTGGCTCTAATGACGCTGCGAACCGCTTTCAGTTCATCATCTCAATTGCGGGCGCAGCTTGCCTCCTTGCAGCTCACAAACTCTGGGTTGTTGTGGAAAAGTCAATGAAGGTGTCTGGGTATTCGCCCGTTGTGTCAGATCGAGTTGGATTGGCTGCGGCCATATGTCTGATTGCTCTAGGCGGCGTATTGGTGTGGAAGGCTCCAGGTTATCTCGGTAAATCTGTTGTCTGTATCTTGTACGCCCTCATCACGGGCTACCTCATTCTTTAACGCGTTATCCCCTCAACACAGAGCCTCGGCATCCGCCGGGGCTTTTTCGTTTTCGGCTCCACCACACCCATCGCTCTGAGCTGGGAGTGCTGTTGGGGCCGAACCTATTTCGCTCCCCGCAAGGGAGGATGCCGGATGTCACATATGCCAGAGAAGAACCCAGAGACCTGGCTCATTGTCATGGCCTGGCTGAGCCAGCATGCCCCGATGTTCTATGCCGCGGCGCTGTCGTGCTGGATTGCCTTCCTCCGTGTCATCTACGGCGGCGGTGGGCGACGACAGGCCCTGCTGGAATCCTGCCTGTGTGGTGCGATCACAGCCGGAGCATTCCCGCTGCTTGAATACTTCAGCCTCCCATCGAGCCTTGCAGCTGCCGTTGGCGCCTGCATCGGCACCCTCGGCGTGAAGAAAGTTGCAGCCTTGGCTGACCGATTCACCGACTTCAAATTGCCCAAGCGGCAGGAGTGACCCATGCAACTGATTGACAACTGGAAACAAGCGCTGAGCATGACCAGTGTTCAGGCGGGCGGCGCTATCGCAATGCTGGGCGTGGCTGAGCAGCTGATGCCGCAACTACAAGCTGTGCTGCCTCCACTGGCCTACGGCGTGCTTGGCCTCTTAGTGATGATCGCCCGGGTTGTGCTTCAGCCGAAGCTGAGCAAGTAGCAGGCCCCATTTACAGATGCGTCAATTCGTGGCGCGAATAATCACGGAGATCCGTCATGACTCTGGCTACCAGTATTCGTTCGACAGCACCAATCAAGGACAACCGTATGAACCCAGAACAGTTCGCATATTGGCTCAACGGCTTCGCAGAGCTAAACGGCGGTGAGCGCCCGACACCTGAGCAGTGGAAGTCCATCACCGAGCATCTGCAAACGGTATTCGTGAAGGTCACGCCGCAATTTGGCAGTCAGGTGGCTTTGGGGCGTGCGTCAGATAACGCCATTACGGAGCTGACCAACCGTGTGTCGGGCCAGGGGCAGCCCATTACCTCGATGGTCTGCTGAATAGGCCCCAGTTACCAATCTGGCGTTAGGCTGACCCCAGAAGAGTCGGCTGAGGTAAGACGAGAAAGTGAGCAAATCGTGTCGCCAAAGGTCAGTCATGTATGCCTCGACTTAAAACTTTACCGCCTCGAATGAAGCAATCCGAAGGTAGACCATTCGCTGTCCCCATTGCAGATGGAGGTGCCGAAGGCTGGGGTTCGGGCCGCGGTGGTCGACCTTGGCGACGTAAGCGTGCCGCGATCCTGGTACGTGACGAGTACACCTGCCAAGCCTGCGGCATCATGACGCTGCACCTCGAAGTCGATCACATCGTGAACCGCGCTCGGGGTGGGTCGGACGATGAAGAGAACCTTCAGGCGCTCTGCATCCCGTGCCACAAGTTGAAGACCGCCGCCGAGTCGGCCGAGGGCTCGGGGCGAACGTGATGTCCGACGATCTCGTCGAACCAATGCGAATCGGTATCGATTGGGCGCTGTGGCACGTCAGTACCCCGGGGCGGGTCGAAACTGTGGAAGGTTTCGCATAGGACACCGCCCCCGACCGCACGGACAGATTTTTTCCCCCACACAGGTTTTTTGTTAATGGCGTTAACAACCAAGCAGCGTGCTTTTGTCGACGCTGTGAGGGGAGGTGCGTCCAACAAAGATGCAGCGATAGCCGCAGGATATGCGGCCTCCAGCGCTTCGGTCGCCGGTTCACGACTGGCCAAACACCCGAATGTCCTCGCCGCATTGGCCTCTTCACCCATTAACAAAAATGTTAAAGCCGGCCCCAAGCCGGTAAATGAAAAACCGCCGGCCGAAGACCTAGCCCGGGGTGATGTCGAATCCTCTTTCGACTTTTCCAAGGCGATGACGTTTACCGATCCGAAAGCATTCTTGATCGCGACCATGAACGACTACGACGCGGACGCGAAGCTTCGGGTCGACGCAGCGAAAGCACTCATGCCGTTCATTCATCCGCGTAAAGGTGAAGGCGGCAAAAAAGAAGAAAAGGAAGATGCCGCGAAGAAGGCTGCCAAAGGCAAGTTCGGCGCTGCACCTCCACCCCCAATTCATTTGCGATCGGTGAAATAAGTGAACGAACCCACCTGGGACACAGCGTGCCCAGACTGGGAGTCGCGAATCATCAATCGACAATCGCTGGTTCCGTTTCCGCCGCTGTTTCCGGATGAGGCGGCCGCGTGCATGCAGGTCCTCAATGACCTGCGGATTGTCGACGCACCGGGTAGCCCGTTGATTGGCGACTCTTGTGCACCGTGGATCAGTGACCTAGCCGGCGCCATTTTCGGCGCCTACAACTCCAATACTGGCGAGCGGCTGATTCAGGAGTTCTTTCTCCTCATCAGTAAAAAGAACGCAAAGAGCACCATCGCTGCGGCGATCATGCTCACGGTGCTGATCCGGAACTGGCGCCAGTCAGCCGAGTTCATCATCCTGGCGCCGACGATCGAGGTGGCGAACAATGCCTACGCGCCGGCCCGCGATATGGTCAAACACGACGAAGAGCTTTCGGCGCTGCTGCATGTGCAGGATCACGTTCGGACCATTACCCATCGCGAGTCCGGCGCCACGCTGAAGGTAGTAGCCGCTGATCAAAACACTGTCGGTGGGAAGAAGGCCGCTGTCGTCCTGGTCGACGAGCTTCACTTGTTCGGCAAGAACCCGCACGCGGCCAACATGCTGCGTGAAGCCACCGGTGGGCTCGCGTCTAGGCCCGAAGGGTTCGTGATCTATCTCACGACACAGTCTGACCAGCCCCCGGCGGGCGTGTTTCGAGAAAAGCTCCAGTACGCCCGGGGCGTGCGTGACGGCACGATTGTCGATCCGAACTTCCTGCCGGTGATCTACGAGTTTCCGAAAAAGATCCTTGAGGCTGATGATCATCGCAAGCCCGAGAAGTTCTACATCACCAACCCGAACATGGGGTATTCGGTCAGCGAGAAGTTCCTCATCCGGGAGATGAAAAAAGCGGAGGAGGCCGGTGAGGCTGAGGTGCTGGGCTTCATGTCCAAGCACCTTAACGTCGAGATCGGCCTCGCGTTGCGCTCAGACCGGTGGGCAGGCGCTGACTATTGGGTCGGCGCAGCAGAAAAGAAGCTCACCCTTGATGATGTGATTGCCCGATGCGACGTGATCGACATCGGGATCGATGGCGGTGGCCTGGACGACTTGCTAGGTTTCGCCGCGGTGGGCCGGGACAAACGAACCCGAGACTGGTTGGTTTGGACTCACGCCTGGGCGCATCCCTCCGTGCTCGAGCGAAGAAAGGCAGAAGCCCCTCGCTTCCATGACTTTGAGAAAGACGGCGACCTGACCCTGTCCAAGCGAATCGGCGATGACGTGCTTGAGGTGGCTGACCTGGTTGAACAGGTGGAAGAGTCGGGCCTGCTGGACAAGGTCGGCGTCGATCCTGTGGGTATCGGTGCGATCTATGACGCGATGATCGAGCGCGAAATCCCCCCGGAAAAGATTGTCGCCATCAGCCAGGGCTGGAAGCTCGGCGGGGCGATCAAGACGGCGGAACGCAAGCTCGCCGAAGGCGGCATGAAGCACGGCGGC